GCGAGATTACGATTATCACCGGCGGCGGCGGCGTCACCCTCGACCTCGCTCGACCGATGGACGAAACCGAGGATCTCACCGTCACCGAACGCACGAGCTCTGGCGGCACCGAGCTCGCCTCGACCGATTACCTCGTGAAAAACGGCGGCCGCACGCTCGAGCGAGTTGGCACTCTCTGGAGCTCGGCTATCGAGATCACCCATTGGAGCTCGGTCGTCGAGGTCACCTATACGCCGATTGACGAGTCTGCTCAGCGAGAGGATGCGACGATCAGGCTCGCGCTCCTCGAAATAGAATATGAGGCAGTCAGCGGCCGCTCAGTCGGCGACGTCTCGACCACCGACCTCGACTATCACCGAGAGCGTGAGAGGCTGCTCACGGCTCTCTCACCGCGCAGGGGGCTCTATTTCGCATGAACGCAAGACGGTAAAAGTGAGCAGGGCACGCTCGACAATGACTCACCGGGCAAATATCGAGCGCGACACCTCCTCGACCGCAGACTCGTGGGGCAACCCGGTCGCGCCGGTCTGGACGGCTCACCTCACGGATCTCGCATGCAGGGTTTGGTTTGACACCGAGAGCGAGGTGCTCGACGGCAACAAGACTGCAACGGTCGAGCGCCGCAAAATGATCGTGCCGATCGGCACCGACGTCACCGAGGCCGATCGAGTCGCGATCGTCGAGGATCGCCTCGGCGAGACCTTGTTTTCAGGGCCGGCCGGGATCGAAAGCGTCGGGCGCCGGCAAGACCACCTCGTGCTCACCCTTGAGGCGGTCGGCTCGTGATCGGTTTCAACTGGAAAGGCGACGAGCTGCTCGACAAGGTCTCAAAGGCGACAGCACTCGCGATCGATCAGACGACGGCGGCCGCCGTGATTCATGCGAAAAGCAACCACCGCTGGAATAACATCACCGGCACGCTCGAGGGCAGCTATCAGATGCGCGAGGCAAAGTTAGACGGCGACGAGATCACCGGCGAGTGGGGCTCGTTTGACGTAAATTACGCCGCGCCGGTCGAGGTCAAGTCGCCGGCGCTCAGGCCGGCCGCCGACGTCGAATATCCAAAGCTCGCCGGCAGGATCGCGAGGCTGCTCGAGTGACAGCGATCGCCGACCCCATAGCGGCGGTCGTCGCGATGCTCAAGGCCGACGCCGGCGTGATTGCGGCCGCCTCGACCCGCGTGTACGGCGGCGAGCTGCCGAGAGCTCAATCAGACGACCAGCCTCGCAAGGCTCTCGTGGTCAAGGCGGTCGGCGGCGGCTCGCTAGACCCCGGTTATCAGAGGTGGGGCGATCACCGCCTCGACGTGATCGCCTACGGCGAGACGCCCCACGAGGCATATGAGCTCTGGCGCACCGCTCACGCACCTCTCAAAGACCTCGCGAGATCAAAGCACGCCGGCACCGTCTTATTCTGGGCAAGGCCGGCCGGTGGGCCGGTCGCGATGCGCGACGCCGACACCGACTGGCCGATCGTAGTGAGCTCGTGGCAGGTGCTCGCGAGCGAGGTGCCGGTCTAGTGAAAGCCGGCGCGAAAGCAGCTCAAGGCGGTCGGCACGTTTACCGTCTGACAGAGCCGCCACAATCTTATGAGACGCAACCTATAAGGGGCAGCAGATGAAGCGATTGCAATACAAGGCACCGGCCGGTCACCTCCTCGTCACAGACGGGCAGACGGTCGAGGCCGGCGAGACTTTCGAGGTGGGCGATGAGCGCGCTCTCGAGCTGCTCACCGATCCGGCGATCGACGTGATCGAGGCCGGCGGCATCAAAGACCTCAAGAAAGTCGAGCTCGTCGAGCTTGCAGAGCAGGTCGGGCTCGATCCGGCCGGCATGACAAAGAGCGAGATCGTCACCGCGATCGAGCAGCTCGAGGCCGGCGACGGCGATGAGCAGACCGAAACCGAAACCTCGAAACAGGAGAATTAGACAATGCCAGCACCGCATCAAATAACCGCGCACCCACTCACGCTCTGGATCTCGCCAGTCGGAACAGCGATGCCGAAAGTGGACACCGCGCCGGCCGTCGCATGGGTAAAGATCGGCACCGAGGGCGCTCGTGATTATGACGCCGAGGGCGTGACCGTCACCCACTCGCAGTCGATCGAGACTTTCACCGGCGCCGCCTCGACCGCGCCTCGAAAGGCTTTCAGGACAGACGAGGGGCTCACCCTCGGTTTCAGTCTGGCCGACCTCTCGCCGGAGCAGTACGCCAAACTGGTTGACGATGCGACGGTCACCACGACAGCGGCCGGGGCATCGACGCCCGGTAACAAGGCTTTCAGCCTCCTCAAAGGTCTCGAGGTTTCGACCTTCGCCCTGCTCGCAAGAGGTCAGAGCACCGTCGACAACGGGCTCGCGCTCCAGTACGAGTTCAAGAATGTTTTCCAGAGCGGCGAGCCAGCGCCGGTTTTCGCAAAGGGCTCGCCGGCGATGCTCTCGCTCGAGTTCACCGCGCTCGAGGAGAGCGACGGCGGCCTCGGCACGCTCAGGATTCAGACGGCAGCGGCTACTGCATAGCAGCATGAGCAGCGCCGGCGACACCTTGCAAGTCGCCGCCGACACTCTCACGGCGGCCGCCGACACCCACAAGAGGTCGGCGGCCGCTCACCGTCGCAAGGCTCGAGAATGTCGAGCAGCGGCAGACAAGCTAGAGGCCGAGGCTAAGGCTCTCGGCATCACAATCAAACGCACAGACCGAGGAGGTCAAAGCGAACATGAGCAACCCTAAGATTCTCGATTTCAGCGCACCCGAGGAGGAGGCGATCACCGTTATTTTTCCAGACGGAAAAACGACGGTCGAGCTGCCGACCGCCGACGAGCTCACGCTGCCAGCGCTTCAATTTCTCACGAGCTCAGGCGCCGAGTGGTCGGCGCTCTACGAAAAAGGCGACCTCACGGCGGCCGAGCGAAAGCGATTCGGGCACCTCAATCAAAAGCTGCTCGAGGCGCTGCTCAGCGAGGCGCCAAAGGCGGCGATCGAAAGCCTCTCGGAAAAAAGAAAGGCCGCCGTCATTCTTAGTTTTATGACCGCCTCGCCCAAGCTGCAAGAGGCCGTGAAGGATCTAATCGAGGCAGAGCAGAGCAAGGGCCAGAGCTCGATTACGGCGAGCTCCTGACAAGGATCCAGAGCGTGTACGGCGGATCGATAACGGGCTGGCTCGAGATTCCGGTCGGGCTGCTCAGGATATTTGCCGAGCGGCTCGACCGACGATCGGCCGAGCGGCAGCTTGACGCTCTCGCCGCCGTGAGAGCCGGCAGCGGCAAGATGCGACCCGAGGATGAAAAGCAATACGTCGCCGACCTACGCCGACTCGCCGGCGCCGCCGGCGGCCGTAAGATCAAGACCGTCGAGGATGCTCAGGCGGTCGGACTCAAAGTTGAGATCGAGGAGCCTGCAACGTGAGCGAGTCGCTCGGATCAGCCGTGCTCGAGCTCAGCGCCGACTCAGGCTCGCTCACCCGAACGGTCGCAGCGGCTCACGCCTCGACGGTCGCGCAGTTCAAGCAGACCGGCAAAATGAGCAAGGCGGCGATGGCGGCAGGGATGCTGGCGGTCGGCGCGGCGGTCGGCGTCGGGCTCTATAAGGTCGCCGAGCAATTCGACGAGGCTTTCGACAATATACGCACGCGCACCGGCGCGACCGGCAACGAGCTCGAGGGGCTCAAAGAGAGTTTTAGAGGCGTATTCGCAAACGTGCCGGACGATGCCAAGACGGTCGGCGACGCGCTCGCAGACGTGAACGTGCGGCTGGGCCTAACAGGGGGGCAGCTCGAGGAGCGGACAACTCAATTTCTCAACCTCTCGAGGATCACCGGCACCGACGTCAAAACAAATATTGAAAAGGTCTCAAAAGCGTTTAGAGACTGGGAGGTGAATACCGAGGATCAAGGCAAAACCCTCGACGGATTTTTCAGGCTCTCGCAAGAGACCGGGATCTCGGTCGACGATCTCGCCGGCAGGGTGCAGCAGTTCGGATCACCACTCAGGCAGCTCGGTTTTACTCTCGGCGAGGCCGCCTCAATGTTTTCAATCTTTGAGGCCGCCGGCGTGAACACCGCGACGCTAATGCCGGGATTCAAGATGGCGATCGGCAACGTGCTCAAACCGACCGACGATCTGAAAAACGGCATGAAAGAGCTGGGCATCAGCCTCGAGGACGGGCCAGAGGCCGCCGTCAAGAAATTCATCACGACGCTCGCAAACAGCAAAGACCCGATGAAGCTCAGCGGCCTCGCGATGGATTTTTTCGGAAAACGTGCCGGCGCCGATATGGTCGAGGCGATCTCTCAAGGCCGGCTCAATCTCGAGGATATGCTCGACGTTTTTGACAACGGCGGCGATACGATCAACGGC